CAAGATCGGTTATGTCGGCGGAAAACGGTTTGTCAAAATCACCCCCGGCGAAACCGGAACGGCGCAGAACTTGCCGCAGGCAGTTATCACCATTAAGGGCGATTTGCTTGATGCACCGCCCATCAGCTAAAACACCGTCCCTTTAGTGGGTACTCTCCCCGGTCTTATTCGGGCCGGGGAGGGGAACCCACCGGACAGAATCGGATTGGAGGAATTTAAAAATGGCAGCAGATACCACATATCAAAGTAAAGTTTATCGTAAAAATGGCGGCGAAGAACTTGTTGTAGCAGACGGAGGGAAGATTCTTGTCGAGTCTGGCGGAACGATTGAAGTCGAATCCGGTGGCACAATGACCATAGCAGACGGCGCATTTGCAGTTGGTGATTTAGCACTTACTACGGGAAGTATCATCATTGGTGCTGCTTCAAAAGGTTCTGCCCTTGATGCCAAAGGCGATGGGGAAATCCTCATCGGAAACGGCACCACGGCGGCCATGAAGTCGGTTTCCGGGGATGCGACCCTTGCAAATACTGGGGAGCTTACTATTGGAGCCAAAAAGGTTACGGCCGCAAAGATAGCAATTGCAGATGGGAAGATTTTTATCGGGGGAGCGGATGGGGCCGCGGCGGAACAGACATTGACGGGAGACGTCACTGTTACCAACGCCGGTGTGACCGCTATCGGGGCCGGTAAAGTCACTAATGCGATGCTGGCCAATGGTGCGGGAGTAGCCGCCCTTCTTACCGCTGGTTTAGGCGGTTCTGTATCTGTAACAAAAACCGATGCAGCAACTACGACCATTGTGGCAGCACACGATACAAAAGACAGGGCTTGCCTTGTGCTGGTCGTGGTTGATGAAACTTATGCCGTTGGAACAGGTACACTTCCCACGGTTAAGATTGGTGAAGACGACAACATAGAAAAAGCTATGGCGGCAACTGTCCTTGACACAGAAGCGGCGGGAACCGTTTTAGCCTTTGCCTTTACCAATACGGCCACAAAGAAGATCATCGTCACTACCACCGCAGCGGTAGGTGATGCAACAGGTGGATGTTCTATCACCGTTTTGGCTATACCGACCACATAAATTAACAAGGCGGGGAATTTTACACCCCGCCTTAACCCCAAAAAGGGAGGGTTTAATAATGGCACTTCAACCAATAGGCGCAACGAATAACCGCTTCATCGGGCTTTCATCCGACACAAAGCCGACAGACGTTAAGGCAGGCGCAACTTTTTTTGAGTGCAACACCGGCTTCATGTTCATCTTCAACGGCTACGCTTGGGTTCCAAAGTCCTTCATGCCCGAAACCACCGTAAACTACAAGCAAATCTCACTCGCACAGGCGGCTGGGGCTTACAACGTAATGACAGCCACGGAGCAGAATCTCTTCATTGACGCTGTGATTGTGCATGTGCCTGATGACCTCTCGGCAGTCGCGACATTCACGGGCATTTCAGTAGCGACTGATGATGCAGCGCCGATTGAAATATTATCAGCGGCGGCTGGGGCAAAGGCGAACCTGACGGGCAACTTCTATCACGTCTATCGTGGGCCTTCCGTGACTGCGGGGACAAAGATCATCCAACTCACAATCGGCGGTGGCTCGGCGGGAGCGAATAAGGTTGCGGATGTAACGGTTTTATGGCGGCCAGTCGTAGCTGGCGGGTACTATCTGAACGCATAGGGGAAGGTATGAAACTGGCACTTAAAACCGCACCAACAAGCGAACCGGTCACAAAAGATGACGTAAAAAAACATCTGCGCCTCGCCACTACCACAGCGGAGGCGACGGCCTACACGACCGAGGATGACTTGCTTGATCGGCTTATCGCCACTGCACGGATCATCACAGAGCAGGAGATAGGCCGGAAGCTGATCACGCAGACTATGACCTACTACCTGGATAGATGGCCGGACAGGAGAGAAATCAGGATACCCTATCCGCCATTACAATCGGCAACGGTGGCCTATCGTCTGGAAGGCGATGATGATTATGCCAACACTCTCTCGACGGTGGATGTGGATACCGTAAGCGAGCCCGGCAGGATTGTGTTACAGCCGAACGAATCGTGGCCGTCTGGGACGTTATACAGCGACAAGCCGATTAAGATCGAGTTCGTTTGCGGGTATGGCGATGCCGACGATGTGCCGAAAGGGATTAAATCGGCAATCCTGTTGCGGATCGAAGACCTATATGAGCACCGCGGGGAGGTCGTGGTTGGCTTGACCGTCAGTAGGATAGACGATGCCGTTGACAGTTTACTTCGCAGCTATAGAATCTGGTCGAGGTTTGAATAATGCGTTCCGGCAGGCTAGATCGTATCATTAAGCTCTATAAGGCATCGACCACTACCGATGACTTCGGGGAAGAAATCGTGGCCTGGATTCCCTTGTGCATGACTGGTGACGAAATCGCCACGGGCACCCTGACTATTGGAAAACTTTATCAGATTACCGCCACTGAGAAAGATCACTTCTACGCCGGGTGTAAGATCGGCGACGTATGGACGGCGACGCTGGCGACGGCCTGCAACGTCTCAAACAAGGTCAAACCGGTAACTCGTAGTTATCAGGAATGGGCGGAACGGCTGGAACTGCGGGGCGATGAACGATGGAACGCACAACAGGTTGTTGCCTCCATGTCCGGCAAGTATCGGATTCGATGGCGTTCGGATGTCGGGCCGATGAACATGTTGATTGACAGCGATTCACGGGAATACGACGTGCAGGCGGTGCTGGAGTTGGGCCGTAAAGAGGGGCTTGAACTTTTGGTTGCTGGGCGGGTGGAGGATTGATGTTTACAAACAAAATAATTGAGACAAATTCAAAAGAAGGGCAGGAGTTGTTGGAATATCTCAAGAAAAAAATAACAATTCCTGAGAATTGTATCCGCTTTAAATTATCATTTAAAGTCGACGACTGCATACGGATTGAGGATTGTGAATATTATCCTGAAATGCGAGACGGTGAATAAATGAGCACCACAAAAGACGCTTTCAAATTCCAGTTGTTCGGCGTGAAGGAGTTAATGGCGGCTTTAGACGAGCTGCCTACCATTGCTATGCGAAAGTCCGCCGTGAGGAACGCGGCAAAGCGTTCGCTCATGCCTACCGCCGAACAGTATAGATCAGCGTTGCCCTGGGCCCCGAAGCCGAAACGGTATGCGATGTCGGAGCACCTAAGAGACAGTGTTGAGATTACCTCGGCATTGAAACGCAGCCAGAAGAAGGACGGACGCCGAGTAGGAAAAGATGAAATTGTCATGTATGTCGGCTCGTCGGCACCACACGCCCATTTGTTGGAATGGGGAACTGATGAACGGCAGCATAAGGAGGCGAAGGCAGTCCCGATAGGAGACGTGGTGCGGGTAGTGCAAAGTACAGGGCGAGTTCAGGCAAGGTCTTACCTAAGGCAGGCATGGGAATCAACGAAAGATGGCGTCATGAAGATATTTACGGATGAGATGAAAAAGGAAATTGAAAAGGCGGCGAAAAGACTGGCTGATAAGGCGGCCAAAGGGAGTTTGACAAAACAGCAGAGGGCGGGATTGATGCGATGATTATCGAATCTGCATTGAGAGCGATTATAATTGCAGACAACGGAGTTAAGGCTGTCACAACACGCTGTTATTACAATTATATTCCGCAATCGCCTACCTATCCGCTCATCGTCATACAGAGGGTGACAGGCAGCCGGGTGCATCATTTAAGCGGCCCCAGCGGTGCAGTAAGGCCACGTTTCCAGATCGAAGCATGGGCGGAGACTTACTCGGCAGCAAAGGGTCTGGCAAATCTTATCAGGAAGGCGCTTGACGGGAAGGAACACACGAAAGACGGCGTTACATTTTCCTGTTTATCACAAGCGGAGATTGACGGATATGAAGAGGCGGTGAATGCTCACCGCATAATACAAGATTACTCGGTGCGTTACACCGAAAACTAAGGAGGAATGTAAAATGGCAATACTCGATGCAACAGGAACAACTTTAGAAATCGGGGGGACGACCGGCGCGGCGGTAACGGGACTAACACCGGCGGCGGGAAATCCCACAATCTTTACTAGTGCGACTGCTCATGGGCTCAAGAATGGTGATATTGTTACAATCGCGGGAGTGGCCG